TGACTCCAAATAGATTTCAGTCTGCGATTCATTCGGAACGGCTTGCAATATCCCTTTCGCATGCTCTGCCGCATTAGGCCAAAATGCCACTTCTGATCCGTGCAAGTATTGAATTGTGCTAGATCGACCGACAGCTTTGTTACCTGCTGTACCGATCTTATAGCCTGAATCAAGCTTACCGAAATACAACTCTTTGGCAGAACTTGCTGACGTCTCAGGTCTAACAACTGATGGGCAATATTGATGATAGCGTTGCGTCATTTCGAACAAATTATTCGTCGCTTCCGCTTCATGCGTTAAGATAAACGCACGGACACCAAAGCGATGTGTGACAAGCCAATAGAATCGACCACTCACATAGGTCGACATTCCTTGTTGTCGGCCTTTTAAAATAATACTCCTCACTTTACCCGTCGTTAGCTTTTGTTTCTCTACAGCTTTGTGAACGTGTAATTGAGATTCATTCAATAGAAACGGCATGATCTCGCCCGACTTCGGACGTATCTTTAAGCATTTCTTAGAATAATGCGCGAAATCATTTTTTAGTTTCTGTCTTATCTGTTTTTCTTCTTCTGTCATTCACAATCCTTTGTAAATGTTCTAAAGAGATATTGATATGCGAGTGATGTTTACATACTAGATGATTGATTGGTTTGTACTTCACAAAGACCGGTTCACGATGACAGTAAACACAAGTCTTTGTTATGAAATGTCGACTCATTTATTGTCTTTGATAATCCTTAAACTCAATGTTGTCTTTGTCTTCTGTGTGCTTAATCAAAGCCAGCATCATTTCATTTAATTTTTCAATCTTATCTGTGCTAGACAAGTTTTCCCATTTATCTAAATCCATACCTAAGTAAGAAGCTTTACCATCCACTTCATAAGCACAGCCAATAATTTTTTTACCTTCATGCTCGCATTCAAAAAAACAGAATTTAGTCATTAACTTTTATTCCTTTCGCTATAAGTTTATCTTTAATTTCTTTCATTTCGATGACTTCGCTTTGTATTTCTGTTTGATTGCCTTTATTATTTTTTTTAAGAATGCTTTCAACTTTCTCAATTCTTTTTACCACATCAATTAATATTTTTTTTGTTTCTTTTTTAAGTTCAGTTCTAATTTTATTTAATTGTTGTGCGTGATAATCAGCCGCTTTATCCATCAGAGACTGAACCCATTCTTCAATCATGATTTGATGAACGCCGCCTTTGGGTTTTTTCTGCAATTGTCGACCATAGTAGGAATTCTTATCTGTTTCGATATTCATTGATTTAATCCATTAGTGATTTATTCGAGTTCCTTCAAACCTTCTTCTTGCTGATTATCGTCTGAATCTTTAGTGGTATTATTACCGTAAATTTTAGGCAATAACTTACAGGCAATCCACTTGCGAGTATCGACACGTAAACGTGAGCGTTGGATAACATCATTATCAACCTTGACTTGTCCTTCATCATTGACGTATGTGTCATTTAAACCATCGTCTGCAATTTCGATGATTTCTTCAGCCATAATATCCGCTTGAAATTGCTTAGCTTTTACGTACTGATCGTTAAAATCATTATATCTATAGCGCCATTTGAATATAGTATCAGGGTCTGGAAAATCAGGATGAAGCTTACAAAGCTTTCTTAATCCGAGTGTAGAAGTCGCAACCGCATCACAAATTTTATCTGCAAGTTCTTTGCTATAAATTGTGGGTCTGCCTCTATTAGACATAGTTAAGCCGCTTCTATTTTAGATTTACGACCGCGTTTTGGTTTGTCACTTAGAAAATCGTCTTCGTCTTTTTCATCGACGACTTCTTGATAGCCGATACCGGAACATACTTTGCATTTGTGCTGCAAGCCGCCCATTCCCATGACTTGCTTGTTACCCTTGCAGGTTGTGCAACGTATTATTTTAGACATGTTAATCCTTTAACATATTTTGATTGAATATAAATTTAGCACATAAAAAAAAATAAAAAAAGTGTTGCTAGTGGTTAATTTTATAGTGTACAATGCACACATAAGTTGATGACAACTTATAAATAAAAAATTAAGGAGATTTAAAATGAAAAAAAATACTTTGGCTAGAAAATATGAATATGGTTTTGTTCAAGGTAGCGTTGATATTGATCTTATATCTGTAGAAAAAGATCAAGATTATGAAAATGAAACAACATGGTGGATTTTTGAAGATGGATCAGCATTAGGATTATCTAGTGATAATATTATTTATATAAAAGATAACTATGGAAGACACGTTGATAATCAACAATTAGGAAAATAAAAATGACAACTCACAACGAACTAAAAGACATATTAACGCATTACAAACTAAGCAGATCCCAATTTAGCAAATTAGTCGGTGTCAGCTTAGACACAGTAAAATGCTGGTTATCTAAACCGGGATCAAAAAGATTTCGACGAATTCCGACAATGAAACTTGAGTACATTAAAAAATTCTTGTCAGAAATCAACGATTAGATTTAAACGAACTGCCAAAATAAAAACTATAAACAAGCATTGCCATGTTGACGAGATTATTAAAAATCTCTTTGTCAAAACATTCTGGCTGTAAATATTTCAATGCGACATAACCAAAAAATCCGAGAGTAAAACAGATTGCAAGAATATGCTGAATACGGTCGTCTTTCGGATTTTTTGATAATTCTCTCGCAGAAACCCTGTCCTGTACCTCTGCTTCGTACCCTTGTGCTTGATATTGTGCGATTAATTCTTTGTGTTCCGACGCAAAAGACATAAGCTTTTCAAGAGCAGTGCCGTCATTAGTAATGACGTTAGAAAGCTTATCAGAACTGACACCAAAGAGACTTTCAAGCAGAGATACGCCAACAGAACCCAAAGGACCCAATAAAAAGCCAGCAAGGCGAGGAACAAGTTTACCAGCAGCGAGTGCAATATCTTTAATAATGTTCGCATCCATGTGAACCTCATCATTGATTAAATAAATCCTTTATCCATAATTTTATAATTTGTGCTATTTCATCAATCAAATCGTTTTAAATCTCTATCAATGAATGATCTAAACTTCAATAAATCTTCTTTTTTTTCGAAACGAAAACACGGAAAAGGAATTTCTTCTTCATTTGATGACAAATATATTGGCTCTACGTACTCTTCATTCTCATCTACGATAATCAATTTTGGTTCAGATTTTTTGCCAAAAATAAAGTTAGCTCCAAAAATCATCTTCATAAAAACCCTTTTTCCATAGAAAACGCTAAATCATTTGAACGACCATGAACTTGATTAGCCCACAATGAATCTAACATACATTTAGATGCTTTTTCTCTATCACCCATTTTTACTGCTTCTAGAAATTCCCTAAAACCCAATAAATTTTCGATGCCCATGTTAAAACACATTTCGATTAAAACTGCTTTGCTGACGTCATCAATACCCTGAACCCACGGCAAAAAATGGTATAAATCATAAGTAGCATTAGCAATATCGTTACTAAGTAAAATTTCTGCTTCAGATTCAGATATTCCAACTTGTTCTAAATTTCTTCCCCAGCCAATACTCAGAATATTTTTACTATCACGGTAAGGTTTTAGTTTTAAACCCTCGTGTTTTTTGATACTAGCCCGAAGCTTCAACGACACTTGATTGTCCATTTATTATTTCTCCTAAGTCTAAAACGAATCTAGCCTCACACGCTTTATGACATTTATCACAAACATAATATCGAGAACCTGAATCGCCACTTTGAACAAAAATCAATTCACTGCAACACTTACTGACTAACATTTCTAAGTAATTCCTTTTTCATAAAATCCAATGCGGCTGAAACTGAATTTATAATTTTCACATGCTCGCCGAATTGATCAAAAAATTTCTTTTCGCTTACTGTTAACTTTTGAGCGGATGGTGGTTTAGAACCATTTTTCACTTCTATAAGCCACAACCTACCTTTAAAGCTCAATACGAGGTCCGGGAAGCCTTTTCCAACATCATGAGTACAGAAGACTACTCCCCCGCATTTTCGGAAGGTGTCGACGATTTCTCGTTGGTTTTCGTCTGTTCGCTTTGGCATACTACATCCTTGTGGTTGCCGTATAGTTGTTTGAGTGCTTCAAAATAGCGCGGATCGCTAAATTTGCATGAATCATGTTCTACATGGAACTTCATACCATAATCCTTTTAAGTATTTTTCCTATTTACTGTTAATTTTATCATCAAGTTACTATTTCGTCACCAACAGGCTGCAAATGATGAGTTACACCGAACGCGTCTTTGATGTCTTCTACGCTCCAGCCACCAATCTCGTGCAGAAATTGGATTTCTGACATGTGTTCGAAAATGGGGCGTAACTTTTTTTTAAGCTCTGCCATTTTGTGTCCAAGAGGCTTTGCTACTTTTGGCCAAGGCTCATTTGGCGCTAGAGCGAGTTTAATTTTTTTAGCAAGCATTATGCCGGCTGTGATTTCGGGCAGCTTAGCTTCGCTTTTAACATTGCTAATTACTGTAAACGTATGTTTCATCATTTGCACATCCTTGTGCCATCGTTATTGGTGAGCCTGTAAATTTTTTTTACGTTTAACAGCTTGCACTGTTTCCCAATGTGGATGTCCTGGCCCGTACTCTTGATAAGCTCCATGAGATGAAACTGGTTTTTGATACTTGTTTAATCCATCAGACGAAATTGCAGAAGGTTTCTCGTTTATTAAAAAATTCTCAAATTTTAAATTCCAGTCTTTAGCCGTCCAATCTTTTTCTTTAGCGATATTTTTGAATTTAATTATTAGCTCGGGAATCGATATACCGCATTTTTGGGAAACCTCTTGAGCTTTTTTAAGCCTTTCAAAATCTGGATAAAAATCATCCGAAATTGGAGAGAGAGAAGCTTTTGATTTTTCGCTTGTGCTCTCTCTTTCTTTTTTATCTTTGTTTTCTTTTTCTATATTTCTTTTATAGGTGCTGTTTTCCAGTAACTGGTTTGCCGTCAACGGTTTTTCAGTAACCGGTTCCTGAAAAACCGTGTCCTGGTTTGTTGGTTTAAATTCTGACCCATTTTTGACATGCAATTGCCATTCTTCGTACTGTCCCTTTTCGTTCTTTATTTGACCGTAGTCAATTAGCTGACATTCTTTTAAAATCTTAAGTAGTTTTGCTAACTTGTCTCTTCCCATGTTTCCGTGTTTCATTAACTGGTCTTTGTAAAAAATCCAATTATCTGGAAGACTGCACAGATAGCAATAAAGACCCAGTGCTTCGTAATTGTTTAACTTTTGTAAAATAGAATTTGATATGATGGTGTAATTATTTGATTCTTTGGTAAGACGAAATTTTTCAACGGCCATAAAATAAATCCTTTTTAAAATATTTGACATAATCCCTTATGCGAGCTAAATTTAGCACATACGAAATAGGGAAAACCTTCGCACAAGGGGCCTTATTTTCATAAGCCCTGCTAATGACAGGGCTTTTTTATTAATATAAATTAATAATATTATCTGGTAAATAAAAACTCACAATCCCTTCTTTTTCTATTTTTCTTATCTTTTCATTTTTAACAAAATAATCTAATGATTTAATTATTTCTTTTTCATTTATTTTTTCTAAATTTTTAAAAATATTATCAATTTCATAAGGTACCTGTGTAGCTAAATAATTACGATATATAATTTCATAAACACGTAAATCATTAATGCTTATATAAGGCATTTCAAATATATGCATAGGTATTATCCAAAAAGACATTCTTTCTTATCTCCAATAAATATATTGATCACAATGCAATGATAAGATATCATGTTATCTCAAAACTGGTCAATTATAATATGGAGAAAAAAATGGTCGAAACAAAACAGGACTTGCGAGTTGTTCTACTCCGATTAAAACCGGACATGTACAAAACTCTTAAGCGAAAGGCGATAGAGCGCGAGATGTCTATCAATGCAATTGCAAAAGAATGTTTAGAAAAATATATCAATAAATGTAAAAAAAAGCTTGACGATAAATGATAACATGATAACATTGGTATATAAGTTGATGTTATCAACGTTAACTTATAGATAAAAACTACATGTGTATACTAATTCATGTAATTTATACACAAGTGTGTAAACATATACTTAGATAGTAAGGAAATACAAATGACTAAAGGTGAAGATTACAGAATACAAGCAACTGTAACAAAAGAATGTTGGAAACAACTGAAGATATTAGCAGTACAAAGAGAAATAACTTTGCAACAAGCTGTAAAAGATGTTTTAGAACGTTCAATGAGTAAAAAGATAAGTAAACAAGAAGATACAAACGAGGGTTAAATACATTAACAGTTGTTATGAGAGTGCGCTAACACTCTCATAACGATCCAAATAATCATCAGGAGATCAAAATGGACACAACCATTGTATATCAACAAGTTGTATCACCGCAAGATGCTGAATGGCATTATGCGATGCAAAGATTCTGGGCAACTGGAGTATGCCCGCTGTGCGATGGAACGCATGGTAATAACGCAATGTGCCAGGCAGGGAGTGCTAATCATGAATAAATTTTATCCTAAATCACTAATAAGTTTTATTAATGACGTCGTAAAGTATAACTACAAATACACTCAAGATGGTTATCAGTTAAGTGTTGATGACTTAAATGTGTTCGATCAAGGCGAACTAGCAAATCATTTAATGTCATTAGACGATTACGATTTATATTCAATCACTGAAAATAAAAAATCATCCGTAATATTTACGCTAATGAACAAATTGCTAAAGGAGAACACTTACGACTCGAAAGTGGATTTTGCAACAGAACTTAGAGAGGGAATAATCGAATTTTACAAACCTGCAATGCAAGAACTGATTAACTATGCGTTATCAGAACTTGAAACAGACGATAGATACAATGCTGGATTTGTAAGAAGTCAAAGAAAGGAAAATGGCGAACTTTACTGGGAGACACGTGTATGAAGGATTACAAATGGATGTGCGACAGCGAATCAAAAACTGACAAATTTATTAATATGTTCAACTTCTTCATTGAGGAAGAGCTTATACCGATTTTGTTAGCGTGCTGTGTTCTGTTTACATTTTTATTTTTAGCGACTATGTAAGTGAGGTGATTTATGGCATTACGCGGAATGAAACCAAAAGAAGTTAAGAAGCGTTTAAAAGCTCTATTTTATGGTGCAGCTGGCGTTGGTAAGACAACGGCTGCTATTTCTTTCCCAAAAGTATATTTAATAGATACTGAGAAAGGTGCAGAGAACGCACAATATGTTAAGTTGCTTGATAAATCAGGCGGTGCAGTATTTCAAACATCAGACTTTGATGAGTTATTAAAAGAAGTAAAAGCTTTGTTGACAGAAAAACATGAATTTCAAACGCTCGTCATAGACCCACTGACAACTTTGTACAATGATTTGTTAGATAAAGCAGCATTAAAAACAGGAACTGATTTTGGTCGTCACTACAACGAAGCTAATAAACGAATGAAGCATTTATTAAATTTATTGCTACGTCTAGACATGAACGTTATCATCACGTCTCATGCAAAAAACGAGTACGGTCAAAACATGGCAGTTTTAGGTCAAACATTCGATTGCTATAAAAAGTTAGATTATCTATTTGACTTGGTTTTCGAAATCCAAAAACGCGGAAAAGATAGAGTTGGTATTGTAAAGAAAACTCGAATTGAAACATTTCAAGATGGAGAAACTTTCCCATTTTCATATGACACATTAGCAGAACGTTATGGACGTGACGTTGTTGAACGTGATTCTGTATCAGAAACATTAGCAACTGACGAACAAGTATCAGAGTTAAAACGTTTAATAGAATTATTTAAGATGCCACCTGAAATTGTTGAAAAATGGCTGGATAAAGCAAACGCTGAAACATTAGAAGAAATGAACACAGATGCAATTCAAAAGTGTATTGATCATTTGAAATCTAAACTACAAGGAGATGTAGCATGAGTTATACTTTTTCACCGAAATCTGACGAAGAATTAATTGATATCGTACCAAGGGGTGTTTACGCATTTGAAGTGTTGAAGTCTGAAAGGATGACATCACAGAAAGGTAACCCGATGTGTAAATTACTTTTAAAGTATTTTGATGTTAATGGTAGAGCAAGATTAATTTATGATTATCTTGTTTTCTCTGACGCAAATTTGAATATCCGTAAAATTAAACATTTTTGTCATTCAGTCGGTTTGGTAGAAGAGTATAAAAAAGGTGAATTACCAGAAGATTTAACAAATAAATACGGTGAATTTGAAATTGGTATACAAGACGAACAACCAAATGATAAAGGCGGCTTTTATCCTAAAAAAAATACTGTTGTTGACTACGTGAAACCATCAAAAAAAGAAGAAACAAAAAATGAAGAAGATGAGTTTCACAATGATTCAATACCTTTTTAAACTAATGCTTGTGTTGGCACTAGCGCAGCCCATCTTACAACTAGTGCCTTTTTTTACAACTGAAGAAGATGTTTACATTTACATTGCTTAAGGGATTATATGACACTTGAACTGTTATTCAAAGAATTGAAAGAGAAATTGACTTGGAATTTGAAAGTATACTCACTAAAAATGTGTGAAGTTGAAGGTAAGACTGAAGAAGAGATGCACTCATTCTTTATCGGTAATTTAATCACATACATTTTCAGTGTTATTGCAGCAACTGCAAAAGTTAATAAAGTTTGTTTTCATGAATCGTTAAATGATTTTTTGTCTCAGATATTTATGGCGTATCATACAAATAGCAATGTACAAGATATCGTTAAACATTAATTTGGACATAGATTATGAATGATTTAGATATCAAATTTATGTTTGAGTGCATTCTAAATTATTTAGAAAATTTAGATTAAAATCAAAATTATCGAGACAGAAAAATATTATTAGAAAGAGTGGCAGAAGTTTTAAAAGAGTTAAAAGAGGGTGAATAGTAATTTTAATTCAATAAAGGAGAAAATGTTAATGGCTTTTTATTTATTAAGTTCTAAAAGTAAAAATCATGATTGCGGTGATGTTTTTATTGATACTAAAGCTGTTGAATCGTTTTTTATTGAGAAAAAAATCAAAAACAAAAATTTAGTTTATGTTTTAAAAGTAATCACTCTCTCAAAAGATTGTTGGTACGCATGTTATGATGATATTTCTGATGTTAGAAGAGTTTTATGTGAAATTGGAGATTTCTCATCTAGCAATCTTGATAATTACATAGATAAACTTTTAAAAGAAGAAATAAAAGAAGAAAATACTTCAGAAGAAAAAATTAAAAGTTTAATGCAAAGTATGTTTAGTAATTAATAAAAAGTTAAATTGGCCGACGATACTGTAGAGTATGGCTATGAGACCTAGCGAGCTAGCATACGTCCAAAGGGTAACGGGAAAATAGGCCATCAATTTTATTTATTTAGTTTATGGCAACACTAATAAAAGAACGAAAGCGCGCGCTAATCTAGTAATTATTATGTGTTTCCGCCAGTTTTTGAGATGAATATGAATTATCAAGATAAAGTAAATAAATTAATTAATAAAACATGTCATAAAGTTGAAGATAAAACAGAAGAGGTAATTTTTCATTTAGATAACGATGAAAAAGTTATATTTTCTGCATATGGTGAATGTTGCTCTGACTCATGGATTGAACATTGTGAAACAATGACTTCTCCAGAGAAAATATTATCTTTTGAAGAAATTTCTATAGATTCATACGATGAATACCATACAAAAAAAAGAATAGATGAGACTATGGATGATTTAAAATTTTACTTTTACGAAGTTAAAACAGAAAAAGGTTCATATAAAATTGAAATGAGAAATAACAGTAATGGATATTATGGTGGGTGGTTAGAATAATAATGAGGTTGAAGTGATTTTACACTTAATTTGTTATAGTTTAATTCCATTTTTTTGTACTTATGGTATTTATTCTTTTTATAAGGATTTACTTGAAACATGCGAGAAATAATTTATAGAGTATGGGATAAAAACGGCAATCCTGCACAAATGTATTATGATCCTTTTATTACGAATCCTCCCACGCATTTAAGATTAAGCGAAGTAATGAATGAATTGAGGGAAGATGGGTGGGTCTGGATGAAATACATAGGTTTGAACGACAAAAACGAAAGTAGAATTTTTGAAGGCGACATTATAAAGGTAAAAGAAAAATATGGAAAACATGAATATACAGGATATGTTGAATATAATGTAATAGGAAATTTAGGATTTGTATTGAGATTGTCAAAACGAAAACATGATTTAAAATTTATATGCTCATATGACGAACAAGAAATAATTGGAAATATCTATCAAAATCCTGAACTTTTAAAGTTAAACAATGAATAAATATTACTTATTAACAATAAATTTTTTAGTTTTTATTTTATTATTTTCTATTTTATTAAAAGGCATTATTTGGATTTGGTCATAAATGAAGTGTACTAATTGTAAAAAAAATTTTGAAGAACAAAACTTAGTAAAAACGATGGGATATTACAACAAAGAAAACCCTGTTTTTGTTTATCGTTGTGTTGATTGCACGAAAGAACTATATTCCTACTATTTACAAAATAGTAATGAAAAAAATAAGGATAAATAAAATGAAAACAATCTGTGTGAGATGCTCAAAAGAATTCGAACAGTTTAATCATCCTATGGCTAATTTTTTTAGTATCTGCTTTGAATGCAGGGAGAAAGAGCCAGAAACTATTTTTGATCAACACAAACTATTTAAATGAATTAATCTATGATTAAAAAAATTAAAACTTTCTTAAAAAAAATTTTTTGCAGTCACTCACACTCATGTGTTGAGACTGAATACTACCAATATTTTGAACCAAATTATTTTTATCATATCATTAGAAAATGTTCGGATTGTGGTAAATATTTACCATTGACACATATTGAACATGGCGCAATGAATCAGATGTATAATAACTATATTGATTATCAATTAAAAAACGGAAAAAATAATTAAATGAAAAACAAAGAAAC